TTTTTTGAAGTATCTTTGATTTCTAGTTTCATATTGTTCTAAAGATTTATGGTCTGCGAATAAACCACCTGCTATGTTATATAGAATAGTTCCTTTAGGTAATGTTACTATGTAATTACCAATAGTTACATTCTTAATATCTTTTTTTAGTTGATACTTTCTATTATCCAATCGTAAAACACCACCACTCTTAGTACCTGAATTTGGTACGAATGTTGCTTCTTTCTTCAATCTACTCTTTTCTCTTCTACCTCTGTTCTTAGATTCATCTTCGAATCCAACAATCTTACCACCCTTATGAGATGCATCTTTACCATCACCATTACCATAAGTACCTTTGTCTCTGTTGTACTTATTTAGTTCTGCTCTATACTTCTTTGCTTTCTTAGATTTTCCGTATTTTGCGTATTCTTTTTTATAATCTCGCTTAGTTTCTTCTTCAACAGGTTTTGCTTTTAGAAACGCTTGGTCTAATTCTGAATCTTCTTTGATTACTTTATCATTAACCAATCTTTTATACAAATCCATACCATGTCCTTTGATATCTCTTGCGAATTTACCATTTAACTTTATGTATAAATCTTCTAAATATTCAGTTTTCTCTAAACCATTTAGTTTTTTGATTTTGTTGGAATAATCTTTTCTACGATTCCATATATGCTTTTTCAAATCCATATAAAAGAAATCATTTACTTTATCCTCATTTACGGCTTCAAGTAAAGTTTTTCTGATTTCACTATGTATATATTCTTTCAAATTCATTACTTACCCTTTATATGGAAATTTCTTATTCAAATATTCTTGGCGTTTTGAACACCCACAATCAGCTTTACCTAATTTATGAGCAATCTTCTCAGCAAGTACATCTAACTTAGTAGCTGATGTTACCTTTTTTATAGAATCACCTAAACCTTTTGATTTTGCCATTTTAACTCTCAATCCTTAAATGTAAACCTTCTTTTATTAATGCTTTATAAATACCTTTTATCATAGGTTCATCATCAGATTCTTTTACTAAACACTTTCCAGTGTTATGTACAATATCAGCGATAGAACACCCTTGCATATATGGGTAGTTTAAATATCGTTGAATACATCTAACGACGTGGTCAAAAGAATTCACATCATCATTTAGTATAAATAGTTTCATATATTAAAAACTGATTCAAAGATTTTAATTGTTGATACTAAATCATCCAATTCACATACCTTAGCCTCAATAGGCCTTCCTGTTATATCCATAACATATACTATCCAACCACTAACGGATTCCACTTCCGGTGATATTTGTTTTACTAATATTTTCATTCATAATCCCTAAACTTTGTTTTTGCAACTTTACAATAACTGCACATTTCTCATAATGTTCTATGTCTGTAAAATAATTCAGAAGTAAGTCTAAGAATTGATTTCTCATTTCTAAACTAAACTCATCAGTCCATTTAAAATCCTTTTTTGTAAGGATATTATAGGCTTGTGTCATTACTTTCTTTTCGTAGTTCATTTGATTATAAATATAGTTTTAAAATTAGTGAATTATCTTTTGTACATATTTTTGTACTTCTTCATCAATATGTTCCCTAACTAAATGGGTTTTGATTCTAATATTAGGATACTTTGATTTAAGTTTATCTACTGCTCTTACGTTCTTAGATGAATCATCCATAAATGCAATATCAGTATATCCTTTTTTAATATGGTTTTCAATCCAATCTGATTTATCTTTTGGATTGTTACTTCCTAATGCTACAACATATGGGTCAATACCAAAATTATCTTTGAAGAACTTTTTGATTGGATATGCAAGTTTTCTTGCCGTAAGTATTGTTACTTTTTTATTTGGATTATCTAACATTCTCTGTAGAAGTTTTAGATTCTTTCCAATTACTTTTGGATTATTCAATAATTTGTTGAAATCTCTAAAATCAAATACATCAGTTGTTTTAGAGTTGTACTTTGCATATTGAGCTGGGTCTAATTTACTCTCAGAACCATCTTTGTGTTTTACATAGATAAATGCAGTTGATTTAACAAGTGTATCATCAAAATCAAATACTCTGAGGATTCTACCACCTTCATTGATTGTAGATTCTATTACTTTAGAATTAGGTCTAGCATTATAATTGTTACCAAAATCTTTTCTTATAACAGGAAGTCCAGCAGTTTTAGGATTATTATCATGTCCACATTCGTGACAGATGTATAAATCATCACCACCATCTTTAATTTTCCAATTGTGGTCACATTCATCACATTCTATTGTATCACCTACAATAGCTTCAGTTAATCCAAATACTTTATTTATAAAATCTACTTTTCTCATCATACCCTAATATACGAATAATATTTGAATTATCCAAATATTTTATGTTAAAGTTTGTTAAATTATCTTGCAAATAATATCTGAACTGAATAGATTATTAATCCAGATACAAGTAATTTCATTATTGGGTCTTTAGTTACAATCTTTTCTACTGATGTTTCCTTTGTTTCAGATGAAATGTTTTGTGTTGAACCACATCCTACTAATAATGTACTAACTAATCCTAATGTTATAAGTTTCTTTTTCATTTTCAATCCTCATTAAAATGGTAACATTGTCATACCAACTTTATTTAGTAGAAACTCCATAATAACTACAAATGTTATTCCACCTACTATTTGCCATGCCCAAAATCTCCATCCAGTTAAACTTTCTTGCCATTTACGAAACTTACTTCTCTTAGCCCACTCATATACTCCTAGCTTAGAGTTGATTTTATTTGCCCACCAACCCATATCAAATAGGTTACCAAACATAATTAATATTTTTCTCATATCTCAACCTTCTGATTCTGAGTTTTGAAATCTTTCTTTCTCATCACAGTTTTAGCTATCACTTTGTTAGCTTGTTTCATAAAAGGTATATTGATATTGGTTCTATCATCTGATGCTACTACTTGATTGTATTTATCTAAGAATGATAAAAACTCTTTTTTCTTTTTAGATAATCTTTTGAAGAACCCAATCAGTTCTGCTTTTGATATCTCTTTATCATTTCTTGGGTCATTTAACCTATCAAAGAAATGTTTATCTGTTAACACTACATCTACTGGGTTTAGTTTCTTATCAGCGAATGTATCTATTTGTTTTAAATCACCCATTGGGATTTCTGATAATGGTTCTCTGATAGTTGGTGATGGGTGATACTTATCGATACACCTACCATCTAATGTAGTTGCGTTTTTACATTTGTTACCATACACATCAAAATAGATTTCTGTAAATATGTTCTGTGTTCCTGCGTTTCCAACATAAGATACAAAGTATAATTTTTGTTTACCAACTTTTCTAGAAAGTACTTGTCCTTCTTTACCTGATTTTTCAAGTTCTTTTTGTGCATTATCAGGTTTTAAATAAAAGTTTCTCTTTTGTTTCATTAGAGATGCCTTTTTACTTTTCTTCTTCTTTGGTTTTTTCTTTTCTGTTACTTTTGGAATTAGTCTAAATTTAAGAAGTGGTTTATTGTTGATTGAAATATCACCTTTTTCGTTCTTACCAATTGATTTAACAACGATTCTTTTGTTTTTGAACTTACCACCTAATACAGTATCACCTACCTTAATAGGTACTGTTATATTTTCACCTAATGATTTAGCTACTGAGTTATATAGTTCGATTGCTTCATCTTTTTTAAGATGTATTGTATGTGTAGGTATTTGTACATCTTTACCAAATTTGTAAATTGCGGCTGCCCAACGATGATGTCCATCTATTATATAACCATCTTTAGATATGATTAAAGGTTTCATATCAGTAGGTTTGCTATATTTCGCAGCTACTCCTTTTACTTTGGATTTTATTAGTTCTTTTTGAGATTGTTTGAGTTTTATCGCAAGAGACATACCTTTTGTAACCTTAGCTTTACGCTTAGTCATACCGAGTGCCTTACCCAAATTTTGAGTATTCACTTGAGGCATATCTTTTCTGCTATACAAAGGCATATCCTTTTCCCTCTTTTACTGAATTGTAATCTAAAACAGATACTCTTCTGTGAGATTTAGTTTGCGTAAACCCAATCATCAACATTCTACTTATCCAAAACTTTTTGGAGTGATTCAAATGTCATCGGGTTTTCCGAATCATTAACTTCTTCAAGGGATTCTACGACCCTTGCTATCTCTTCACGTACTATTTCTCTAATCTTATCCTTACTTTCATCAGTTATGGTCTTTCCACCATATTTCTTCTCTAAAAGATTCATTAATTTCTCTACGTTTGCCATTAATATCCTCTTTGATTAAATGTAGCCACTTGGACTAATTTGTTTCTTCTTTGTTGTTCCATTTTGAATTGACGTAATCCTTCATTCATATCTTTTTCATATAAAGATTTGTTCTGAGGATTTGAAATCCAATCTTTCCAACCGTATTGTCTTATATTGTTCATACGATTATAAATATGTAATTATTTGGAATAAAGGTTATTTACTACGTTTTCCTTTATGAGAGTCGATTCTATCTAAGATTTCGTTTAGAAGTTCGTTCTTAATGAATCCCGCCATTGATGCGTTTTTGAGAGCTGATACCATTTGGAATACCATAAATGGTGCTATAATTGTTTCGGATAACCAAGATGTACCCTTAAAACCTAATTCGATTGATAGTATAACAGTTAGGATTACTATCCATGCAAACATATTTTTCAGAACTTTGAGAGCTTTATAGGTTTTAAAACCTTCTCTTTTCATTCCTGCGATGATACCAAAGAAACCATCTAATAACAAAACTAACATTACTGCCATATATTGTTCTGCATTACCCATAGTTACATCCATCAAGTATGAACCTATGAAAGCACACGCTCCTGATAATCCCATACCTATCATTAGATAGGTGTTTTTCAATACAACCATATTGTTTTCCATTATTTATAAACTTTTTTGAACTATGTTATTATTTTGCGAACTTTTCTATTCCCGCAATTCCAAAACATCCCAATGTAATCCAAACAAATGAATTATATATGAACTCGTTAATTACTAAGTCTTTTCCGAAGTATCCAGTAGTTAAGTCTACTACTGCAAATAAGGTCATTACTGCGAAAGACATAAACCCTATTACGTTTTTTTCGTTGATATTGTTATCATCCTTAAAAATATTCTTAAATGCCATCCATTTTCTCCCGATATATTTAAACATAATGTAACTCCTTTGTATAACAATAACTATGGTGGATATTAGAATCCACTCATAATTATCTCATCTATTTTATCTTGAACTTCTTCTCTTGTCGCTGCCATCTTAAAACTCAAATCAGCTTGATACCGTTTCTTCTCTTCATCGTACTGAAGAATTAGTACAGTAGGTACAACTACTACTTTCCATTTTTGTTGTAACTTTGGTTTTTTTGCAATATCAATATGTTCAATCTCACAATCTTCCAACTCATCAACCCAAGTAACATCGTTAGCCTCATTCCAACCAGCATTAAAATGTAATACTACTACTTGAGCTCCTAATAGGTTACTAAGTAGTATGAATGGTATCAATAAAAACTTTTTCATAGTTATCCCTTATCTTAATTTATCAATCTTCTCTTCAATACGCTTCATATCTTCTTTAAGTTCTTGAACGTCTTCTTGAGTAGTCATGATTGTTTGTCTAATCAATTGGTCTTTCATATCATATTCCATACGAGTAACATCTGGTGGTGGTGCTATTGGAAGTTCTTTTGCTTCTTCTATATCTGCTTGTAATGCGAACCACATACCTACTACTGTTGCAACTCCGACTAAAATCATCGCAATCGTTTTTAAATCTAATGTGATTTTAGTTTCTTCTCCTATTTGTTTAGCCATTTTCTTTTACCCCTTATAATATAATAAAGTTTATACCCATTGAGAAATCGTACCAACTACGATTCCAATATTTGTGGTATTTACCTTCCGTAAATATTCCTAATGATTTTGTAAATCTATATCCAAAAATTAATCCTCCTGAGTAATCTACCCAATTTCCACCATTGTATTTGTGGTAACTGTATTGGTCATCACTTTTTATATGGTATGGCATTACGTTTGCCCAAGAGTGTAACCAAAAATCTTTAGTATATTTGTAATAATCAAATCCAACGACAAAAGAGTATTCTAATTTCGATGGAAGTAATTCTCTTTCTCTATCCACATAATCAGATAGAACCTGAGGAATTACAACAGCTTCCCATACCTCTGTTGAGTTTGCTACAACATTACCATTTGGGTCTAAATATTGAATATTATCTACATCACTAAAATCTACTCCATAACCCATTTCTTGAATTGCTAAGTTAGTAAAATGAATATCACCAGTTTGTAATATCCAATCTGCTAAAGGGTCGAATCCATATGGTTCTGAAATTCTTTGAACTAATCCAGCATTTACAGAAAACTTTCTATTGAATTTATATCTGTATCTCTGAGATGCTTCGAAGTAATTAATATCTGCAAGTTGGTCTTGTAGATATTCAACCTTAACCACATACCAATCACCTATATATCTAAGGAAGTGGTCTTGGCTAAGGAATGTTTTACCTTGCTGCCTTCTAAAATCCCATTCGAATAGATACTCAAATCCTTTTGATTTACTACCAATAGTAGCTGCATCTGAGAATGAGTTTTCAGTACCATTTTTGAATCTATTTTGAATATTTGGTTCGTATCCAAATCTTTGAATTTTTCTAATACCAAATACTGCTGAGTAATCAAATGGGGTTGATGTTCTTGTCGTTGTCAACCCATTTGTTACTGAATATGTTGTTACATCTGAAATTGAGTTAGCCCCATTATAAGCTGCATAAAAAGTAGAGAACTTAAACTCTCTTTTTAATCTCTTTTGAAATTCAGATGGTTTTTTAACTTCTTTCTTTTCTTTTACAACTGGCGATAATGAATCTTGCCCTTGCATAACAAAAGGTATAAAACATAATAAAAATATTAAATTTCTCATCTCTATCTATCCTCTTTTATAATTTTTTTATTGTAGATGTTTCCATCATATTGTATTCTAAGTAAGTAAACTGCGTTTGGATAGTTTGATATATCCACTTCTTCTCTTTTTACTCCTTCACCACTTTGTAGTAATCTACCAGTCAAATCAAATAACATATAACTTACATCTCTTAATGAAGTATTAATAGTTATTTTATCATTTGTTGGATTTGGATAAACTGCAATCTTACTTCCACCTAATTCACTAATATCTAATGGATATCCATCTTCACAATAGTTGTATAGTTCCTGGCAATCTGAATCCCATTCTGTATCACAACAATATGTATCTACATCAATTACCCAAGCGTAACAAGGATTGTTTAACCAATATGGATTACCTGGTCCTGTAATACAACCTGCATCATATAAACAAGCCGTTGAATCAGATACGTTTGCGTTCGGGTCATAATTGTAAGCCGCTACATCAGTACATCCAACTACTGAAGTTATACAACTTCCGTTATCAACATTTGCATTCGGGTCATAGTTTACTGAAGTTGAATCAGTACATCCATAAACGATTGGAATACAAGGATTAGATAAATCAGTTTCCGATACTTGATTCACATTTGCATTCGGGTCATAGTTAAATGAATTCGGGTCCATACATCCATATACAAATGGTACACAACTTCCGTTATCTACGTTTGCATTAGGGTCATAATTAAATGATGTTGAATCCATACACCCATATACAATAGGAATACAAGGATTTGTGAAATCTGTTGCTGATGTTTGGTTTGTATTTGCTGATGGGTCATAGTTCAACGATTGTGGGTCCATACATCCGTAGATGAAAGGAATACACGAACCATCATCAGTATTTGCTAATGGGTCGTAATTAAACTGAGTTGAATCCATACACCCATAAATTCTAGCGATACACGAACCATCATCCGTATTTGCTGTAGAATCATAGTTTAGAGATGTTGGGTCTGTACATCCATAAATAATAGGTACACAACTACCATCATCGGTATTAGCGTTAGGGTCATAGTTAAATGATGCTGGGTTTGTACATCCATAAATAAATGGAATACAAGTACCTGGCGTATTTGCCGTAGGGTCATAATTGAATTGTGTATCATCCATACAACCTACAATTACAGGAACACAACTACCATCATCTACTGTTGCGTTAGGGTCGTAGTTGAATGCTAATGGATTCGTACACCCTTCAATATAAGGAATACAAGGATTATTTGGGTCCTCTGTATTTGCGTCTGGATTGTAGTTTAGAGCCGTTGGGTCTGTACAACCTAAAACGATAGGAATACAAGAATCACCACAATAAGGTTCACCTACATACTTTTCAAAGAAAGGTGCTTCGAATGGTTGTAATGCACCTGCTCCGTTATTAGAGAATGGGTTTTGTCCCCACGCTAATAAAACAACACTATCTGCGTTTTCTAATGTAAATGAGTTCTGTAAAGTTTGGAACTCTACTTGCGCTTGTGATTGTTGTGGTGCTGGTACTTCAAAGTAATAAACTTCTACAGTTTTATCTGTTTCCAATTGGAATTGGAACGTTTGTTCATAGTTACCTGGCCCCATAGTGAATACTCCAACAGGAACACCATCTTGAGCAACACCTAACCAAGAATTACCCCAACCATCTCCACCACCATCTTCGATAATTAATGTGTAATCACATAAAGGAACGATTGATTGTTTAGTTGCAGTTGAATCATAATTCGTTGAGTTTACATCCATACATCCAAAAATATGAGGTGTAGTACAACTACCATCATCTACATTTGCAAGTGGATTGTATTCTTGATATGTTGGGTCTGTACATCCTAATACATCAGGAACAACAGTACAAGCAGTTGCCGTTTGGTTTCCTGAGTAAAGTGTAGTTCCGAAGTTTGGATTAGTCATTTCCCAAATAGTATCCCCATCACAATCATAAATAACGATAGAACCTGCGTTAGATGGGTTATTACCACCCATACCATCACCATAGGTATCATTTACAACAAGTTCAAACCCTGCTGTTTGAGATACACAAAAATCATAAGTATAAGTTTGTCCGAAATCAAAACCATCATACTCACCAACAGGAACTGAAACATTTCCAGCTGGAGTATTTGTAGTCATTATCCACGAAGTTTCACTTGGCCAATTATCTAATGTAATTTCCATTCTGATTTGATATTCAGTTGCTGGGTCGCAAGTAGTTACACTACAACTTCCATCATCTTCATTAGCCCAAGGGTTATAAGCTTCTTGAGTAGAATCAATACAACCTTCTATACATGGTATTGGTGTATATAACATTGTATCTGATACTGAACCATCTGCGTATTCTATATACGCATAATGTTCACTACTCCAATTAGGTGGCATCTGTCCGTTTCCGGCTAACATTCCATAATTAGTAGCGCCAGGATTCAAACCTTGTGTAAATGGTCCCCATCCTTCATCATTTCCATATACTACGTTGACTGGGTCACACCATTCATTTTCCCATTCCCATACTACCAATATTTGTTCATTACTTAAACATATCTGATATGTAGTTTCATTTTGGATATTAAAAACAGGAGGTGCACATGGGTCTAAAGTAAAAGATGTATCATATTGAGTAAAAGTTCCCAATCCTGCTACATCTAAATCTAATATTGTACCTTGACATTCGTTTGATATCTTTAACCATGCCGTTGTGTTTGAGTTCTGATTTTGTGGTCCACCTTGCCACCCATCTCCCCAATCATCTAATAATGAGATATCGATATCTCCTGAATCGGCTTCGATTATGGTTGACCATAATTCAAATGGATTATTGGGTTGATAGTTTACTAAGGTATCACCATTTTGTGTTAATAATGCGAATGATTCATCATCAGCGTATGCATCGAACTGCACTTCTAATTTGAACCAGCTATCTTGAGCCATCAAGAAGAATGGCATCAAAAGTAATAGACTTGTTAAATACTTTTTCATAGAAAATTTTCCAAATACTGTTATACGTTAAACTTATTTTGATATAAATAGTAAAAATAAAATTAAAAATTCTAAATTACTACTTAATTTTACAACCCTACCAACATGTCTAATAGTTCGGGTTGTGGGAACATATCAAACTTATCTTTTCTAGTATTAGTATGAGTCCACATACCTTTTACTTTACCATAGTATGCAGCTTCGTTAAATTCAAATCCATCTGCACCCTTTTTCTTAATTTCTTCTACTAATCCTGCTCTTACATCTATGTTATCTCTTTCAGCAATCCAAAGTATCCATAAACGTAATGCTTCGATTTGTTTATCTGAATATTTATGCCAATCTTTAAACCCTCTGAATGGTTTTGGTAATGTAACGATTTGAGATTCGTGTGCCGTAGTTCCAGCATATGTTATACCATTCTTTAAGTATCCGAAATTATTTACTTCGATACCTACAGAATGTGTATGCATGTGTTGTGAACCATTTTTCCCTAAGTGCCATCCATAATGTCCTTCAGGAAATGCTTGAACCATTTCACCATCGTAAGTTTCATCGTTACCTTTGATTGATTGACCACCTAAAACGAATTCAGTTGCTACTGCACCTCTACTATCTCTACCCCAATGGTCTACAGTTCTATATGGGTTTTGCCACCCTGCTGTATGGTGTAAGAAACAATATTCTTTTTTTGTGATTCCACTTTTATATTCACCTGGCGGTAAAAAGTGTCTATTGATTATTAATCCGTTATCAGTTGTATAAGTTTTTTCTGAATCATCAGTTGTTGCTAATCCCATACAATCCCAAGTTCCAGGTCCAACTAATCCATCAACTGTTAATCCGTTTAGTTTTTGAAATTCCTTAACTGCAAACTCTGTACCTTTACCAAAGATACCATCTGCACCTATTCCTAAAAATTCCTGTAATGATTTGACTTCTGGTCCTCTTGAACCTACTTTTAATAACATAATTAACTCCGTTT